CCGCCGTCCCACGATCTCGTCGCAGATGTTGGCCGCGGCGATCAGGGAGGGGATGTCGATGTCGTCCCAGGACGCCTTCCAGCCGAAGGAGGCGGTCAGATACCAGGCCAGGCAGAGCGCCGGGTTGTCCGTCCAGCCCACCGTGTCCGTGCGCGGATCGAGGATGGTGTCCGCCCCCTCGACGATGGCGGCGACATTGGGCGGCCCGGAGGGGAAGGCCTCGGGCCGGAGCTTGAGGCGCAGCGCCACATAGGCGCGCCCGCGCCCGCGATGGTCCGAGGTCCACTTCCCGCTCGTCTCGGCGATCAGGTTTGCATCCGCCGCCTGGTTCGGATCGCCGAGATGGCGGTCGACCCGGACGAGGTTCGTGAAGACGGGATCCGTCTCCGACTTGTCCCCGAGGAAGACCTCGCCGATCGAGCGGACGCGGTGGCCTGCGAGCACGACGACCAGGTAGAAGTAGCCGTCGGCGCGGCCTTCGTCGTCCGTGCTGCTGTGCAGGAAGACGATCGGCCCCGAGACCTTGGCGCGGCCGAGCACGATCTGATGCGCGGTGATCGGCTGGCGGAAGGATTGCGTCCGCTGCTGCGCATCTTGCGCGGTCTTGCCCGCCCCGCCGGAGGAGGAGGCCACGCGCGGCTTCTTCTGCGGGAAGATCGCGTTGCCGATGAGCGAGACGCCGATCGCCGCCCCCGCCCCCACCAGGGCACCGATGATGCCGCCGCCGACGGCGGCCGAGCCCACCGCGCCAGCGACCACGGCGATGATCGGAACCGCTGCCGCCATGTCAGCCGATGCTCCATGCCTGCGTGCAGAGGGTGATGGGCGCGCGCAGCAGGCCGCGCGGCCCGACGAAGGCGACGCGGCCGGCGTCCAGCACCACGCCGAGCCGGTCGGGGTCGGGCGCGAAGGCCACGTCGCCCATGCCGGCCAGGAGCGGCGGAAGGCGCGAGAAGCCGGCGCTGTCGGCGGAGGCGAGCAGCGAGGCGCACACGTGCACGCGAGGTCGCGTGCCCGTCACCGCCTCAACGGCGGCCAGCGCGAAGCGCGCGCAGTTCCACTCGCGCGGATGGAAGGCGCGCGCCTCCGCCTCCCGCAGCAGGGCGGCCAGCCGGGCGATCCAGTCCGGGTGCCGCATTTACTGCGTGGGCAGCTTGATCTCGGCGTCTTGCAGCGCGGGGACGTATTCAAAGAAGCGGTCGCCCGGGTATTCGGCCTGCTGGTCCGGATCGGTGTAGCGCCGCACCTCGGCGCGCTCGAGGTCGACGAGACGGCTCTCGCAGGTCAGCACGATGCGCGGCTCGGGACCGTCCACCACCTCCATGGTGTCCATCAGCCCGGCCCAGAGCGGGAACGGGTCGGCGACGAAGGCTCCCTCCGCATCCAGCATGGCGAACCACAGCTGCGCCTTTCGCAGCCGGAAACTCTGCTCCGAAAGCGCGATGTCGATCACCTCCTGCGGCACGGGCGAGAGACTGAGCGTCAGCCGCACGGCGCGCAGCTCAAGCGTCTCCTCCACCTCCGACATGGCGCCGAGGTCGCCGATGCCGGTGAAGGTCAGCCCCGCCCAGTTCAGATTGCCGAGCCCCGTCCAGACGCGGAAAGCGCCGGAGGAGAAGTCGAGGTCGCAGAGGATGACCGGCGCGACCACCGGGGCCGTGGCCGCGGCGGCGGCTTGCTGCGAGAGCCGCGGCGTGGCGCGGGCTGCGGGATCGCCCTGCGTCGTCATCAGAGCGCCTCCTCGAAGCGGCAGGTGATGGCGGTGAAGCGCCCCGGCCGGGTGGGGTTGGAGCTTTCGTCGTCGGAGACGAGTCGCATCGCGACTGTCGCATTGGTCAGCACCAGGGCCTCATTGATCGGCGCCGCGGCGCGCAGCGGCGGAGCGATGGGGATGGTGGCCGTGCCGCCGCCCGACGCCATGACGCGCTCGGTGGCCATGTAAAGGCGGCCGGCGATGCCGATGTAGTCCCCCGCGCCCACCGCCACGGCGTTCGGCCACCAGCCTTGCGTCTGGATCGAGAGCGCACCCTTCGGCGCCCCGGCTGCCAAGGAGGGGTTTCCCGATCCCACGGTCATCCCCGAGTTGTCCGTGAAGATCGTGGCGTCGTCGAAGGAATAGGGCCCGTTCGGCACATCCCCCTGGCTGCGGGGATCGCCGGTGCGGTATTCGCGCCGGAAGTCGCGCAGGCGCACCGTGTTGACGGAGCCCGCGAGTGCGGCGAGCAGCCCTTCCAGCACGCCGGCCAGCTTCGCGTTGAGCGGGTCGAAGGTCATCTCCGCCACCCAGCGCGCCCCCTCGCGCCGCAGGACCTGCGTCTGGCGCGTCACGGGCGAGACGAAACGCAGCGTGTTGGGCTGCAGGTAGAAGACCTGGCGCGAGGGACGCAGCTCGGCAGGCCAGGCGTATTCGGTCATCCGCGCACCGTCTCATAGGCCGCGCCGCCGCGGCGGATGGCGTCCAGCGTCATGGCCGAAGCCTGGCGGGCGATCTGCCCGGCCAGCACCCGCAGCCGCGCCTCGACGCCGGCATCCGCGCCGCGGGCGTCGATCGCGACGCTGGTGTTGATCGTGGTGCCGCCGGGGTTCATGCCGTTCGGCAGCACCGTCCCCGACTGGCGGGGGACGAACCATTCCGGCCCGCGCTCGCCGACGATGTAGGGCTGGCCGGCCGTGACCGGGCCGCCTTCGGCGCGGAACAGCCCGCCAAGCCAGGAGCCGATGCTGTCGAGGGAGAAGCCCGACAGCGCCGAGGACACCGCATTGCCCAGCGGCTCGGTGATGGTGCGCCGGGCGATGATGCGCGCGATGTCCTGCCCGATGCCCTTCAGCACATCGGAGAACTTCTTGCCGCGGATGATCGCGTCCTCGAAGGCGGAGGAGAAGGTCAGGCCGAGCTCGCGTGCTGCATCGCGCGCACGCTCAGCACCCTCCTCCACGCGACGTTCGGCGCGCTCCAGCTCCTCCAACGCAGCAGCGGCTTCCCGACGGATGGTCTCTTCTGGCACTGGCTGGCCGACGCGCTCGGCGCGCTCGACCAGCCGGCCAAGGTTTTCAAGCCGACGCTGATAGCGCTCGTAGGCAGTCTCGTTCTGCTGGATGAGGCGCTCGCGCTCGCGCAACACCTCGTTCAGCTCGCGCTCGGCGTCGCGGTTGTCGCGCGTGGCGGAGGTAGCCGATCGCTGCGTGACCGTGAGCCGCTGCAGGGCTTCGTCGCGTTCGCGCGTGGCCGCGGTCACGAGGCGCTGCACCTCGGCGGTGTCAATCGCGCCGGCGGCTTCCGCCTCGCGGATGCGGTTGAGACGAGACTGGAACTCGCGCTCGATGCGCAGCCGGGCGTCGAGGCTCTCCTGCAGGCGCTGGATGTCCTCGGCGGCGCGCTGGCGACGCAGTGCGGCCTCGTTGCCGCCGCCGGCGCGGCTGGCGGGGTTGAGGATCTGACGGGCGCGTTCCTCGGCGGCGCGCGCCTCGGCCTCAAGGGCCGCGATCTCGCGCTGCACCTCGTCAAGCTGCTGCCGGATCTCCGCGATCAGGCCGCTGCGGGTGACACCGGCCTGTTCACGCGCCACACCGACTGCCCCGCGCTGGATGGTGCCGCGCCGGGGCTGGGAGGAGACAGCCGGCCGCCCGGCTTCCTCGGCCTCAAGTTCGCTGAGGCGTCGCTGAAGCGCGTCGCGGGTCTGCTCCAGCGAGGCGCGACGCTCGGCGATGGTCGCCCCTGTCACCAGTTGGTTGATGGCGTCGGCCACCCTGGTCAGCGCGGGGGCGACCTGCGCGATGAGGTTGCGGACCAGCGACGAGAAGGCGCGCTCCAAGGCGGCGATCTTGTCGGAGGCCTCGTCGGCCTTGGCGATGAGATCAGCGTCGGCGATCGCGCCAAAGCGCAGGGCTTCGGCGGTGAGGCGTTCCAGCCCTTCCCGGCCTTGCAGCAGGAAGGGGATCATGCGCTGGCCGAGCCGGTCGCCGAAGACCGCCGTGGCGGCGGCGGTGCGCTCGGCGGGGTCCTTGAGGCCCGCGATGCGCTCGGCGAGATCGGTCAGGACCGCCTCGGTCGTGCGGGCGTTGCCTGAAGCGTCGCGGAAGGCGATGCCGAGGCGGGTGAAGGCCTGCTGCGCGGCCTGCTCGCCGATGGCGGCGTCGGAGATGCGCCGCGTCAGCGCCTGCAGGCTGCGCTGCAACTCCTCGTTGGAGAGGCCGACCTGCGTCGCGGCATAGCCGAAGGCCTGCAGGGCGTCGGTCGAGACGCCCGCGGCGTCGGCCAGCTCGCCAAGCCCGCCCACCGCGTCCACCGCGCGGCGCGCAAAGGAGGCTATCCCGCCGATGGAAAGACCAGCCAGAACTGGCCCGAGCAGGGAGAGCGAGCGGGAAGCGAGTTCGGCGCTGCGCGCGATGCGCTGCATCTCGCGCTGGCCGGTCTCGCCGACCTCGCGCAGCCCGGTCTTGACCCGGGCGGCATCGTCCAGCGAGAGCCGGACCGAGACGCGGCGCGTGCTATCCGCCATCGGGCGAACCTCCGGTATCGGCAGGAGCGTTGCGGCTGGAAACGCCGGCGCTCACGCCGGCGCGGAAATCGGCAAGCAGCGCCGCCGCCACCCAGCCCGAGACGCCCATCTCGCGGGCGAGCGCGACGGCGCCGGCCATGTCCACGTCCACCCCCGCCATGTCGGCGCGCACGCAGGCGGTTCCTGCGGCACAGCCCCGGCAATAGTCCGGCCCCGCGCCGAAGTGCCAGGCGGCGCGGAGCCTCAGGCGTTTCCCTCCGCGGCGACGGTGCGGATGGGCAGCAGAGCGCGCTCCCAGAAGGCGCTTGCCATCTCGTCCAGGTCCATCAGCCGCTCCACCGCCTCAGGCGAAAGCGGCAGCGGCTTGCCGGCGGCGTCGCCGACACCCTCCCAGGCGGTGACGGCGTGCCGCGCCAGCGCCTTGACCAGGAGAGCGAAGGCGAGGCCGCGGGCGAGGTCCGGGTCCATCTCTGCGTCCGCCTCGCGCAGCGCGGCGAGCTGCCGCTGCGCGGCGGCCTGGGCGGCGGCCATGACGGCGGTGGTGACGGGGCGGATCTCCACGCGCACGCCGCGCGGGAGGTCGAGCCAGTAGGGTTCGGTCGGGAGGTCAAGGCTGAGCATCACGCGTAGACCGAGGCTGCCTGGTCGTTCTTCAGCACCACCGTCATCATCCGCGTCGCCGTGGCGTTGAAGGCCGCGCGGAAGTCGAAGCTCGCCTCCACGCCGGCCGGGCCTTCGACCGGCGTCTTGGCGAGCGCGAGATAGACCTCATGCAGCGTGAAGGTGAGGCTGCGGTTGCTGTTGATGGTGTAGGCCAGTTCGAAGCTCGCGTCCGTCCCGTTCTGCGCCTGGGTCAGCAGCGTGGTGTTCTCGAAGCGGACGGTGATCTGGCCGGTGGCGCGCGTGACGCCCGGGTCCACGCCTTCGACCTTCCGGTCGGCGCGGATGGTGCGCACAGCCTCCATCCCGTTCGCATAGGTCAACCGCGCGCCGGTGACCTGTGCCAGAGGTGAGCCGTTGCGCAAGATGCTCCCCTGCGCCTTGTTGAACAGGGTCAGCGTGTGGCTGGTGGGCGTGCCCGCGCTGCTCGTGCCGGTGCGCGTCGAGCCCTGTCCCATCAGCCCGATGGTTGCGGTCGCGGGTCCGGTCGGGGAGAAGTCGATTTCCAGCGTGTCAGCCCGCACGCCGGCGCAGACGTCGTAGTTTGGCACGTCGGGATAGGCGATCTCGATGCTGTTCGACGGCAGCGACGCCGCGCCGGAGCCGAAGGTGTGGGTGAAGTTCGGGTTGGTGCCGGTGGTGGTCGGCGGCCCGAGCAGCAGCCTCAGCCAATGGCCGATGTTGGCCAGATCGACCGGCACCACCGCCTGGCCGCGCACGGTCACGGTGTCGAGGAAGGGCGCCCCTGGATCGCGGTTGGCGCCCACGCCGATGACGTCGTTGTCGAGCAGCGGCTGTTCGGCGCCGAGGTCGATGGAGAGGAAGGGCATGCGGCGCCAGTTGCCGCCAGGCGGCGTCCCGTAGATCGTCTCGGGAAAGGTGTGGACGCGGCAATTCGCGCCGATGGCACGGGGCATCGGAGGTCTCCAGGATCAGGATCGGCGGGGATCAGGCCAGCGGCGAGCCGGCCACGGTGAAGAACAGCGTCACGGGCACGCGGGCCGCGCGGGCGGCGGCGGCGCCCTCGAACTCGACGTCCTCGAACTCCGGCGCACCGGGCTGCGCCCATTCCACCGCGCCATTGAGGGTGCGGGCGGTGGTGATGGCCGCGGCGAGATCGACCAGGATCGCGTCGAGCAGGGTGGCGCGTGCGGCGGGCGTCGCACCAGCCACGGTGACTTCCACCTCCGCGCGGTGCTCGATCCCCCAGGAGAGAGGAGAGAGGATTGGCGTCTCTTCAAGGGTCTCGCCATCGCGGACGACGACGAGCCCGCCGTTCGGCAGGCGCTGCGGCACAGTCTCACCGCGCAGCACCAGCGGCGGCGGATTGCGAAGCGCCAGCTGCGTCTGCAGCCGGCTGTGCAGCGCCACGATGGCGGCTTCGCGCGCGCTCATGTGAGAAACCCGACGAAGCGCAAAGCATGCAGCCCGAGCAGAACCGTCAGGCCCGTGCCGACGAACAACACGACCGCGGCGATGGCGATACCGAGCACAGCGGCCAGGATCACCGCAAGGGCGAAGACAGCGCGGCGCATGAAGGAGGGCTGCCGCGCGATCGCGTCGATAGGGGCGATGGTGGGCCTCATGCGGCGGCTCTCCCGCTCTCGCGCTCCCAGGTTGCCACGAAGCGCCGCGGCAGCCGGCGCAGCCCGCGCTCGGCGGCACCCTTCACATCCAGCCGCTTGGCGAGCGTCACCTGCGGCAGCAGCAGGAACATCGGCACGAAGCCCTGGGCGAGCAGCGATTGCTGCCAGGCCGCCGCCCCCTTGCGTCGGCTGGTGGCCACCGCGGCGACGCCGCCCGCGACCAGCGGCGCGCGCCCGCGGCCTGTGCGCTGGCCCTGCCGCACGGGCAGGCACCAGACGAAGCCACGGCCGGACTTGAACGGGCGGAGAAAACCCTGCCCCGAGGCAACCATCTGCGCCGGGGTGACGCGCGGCTTGGCGCCGCGCCGCCCGCCCTGGCGGTTGAAGCCGGTCGGGATGGCCAGGAACTTCCGGCCGCCCTTGGGGCGGATGGTCACGCCCCGCTCGAAGGCGTCAATGACGTTGGGCAGCTTCGTGAAGACCAGACCCGCCGGCCGAAGCGACTCGCCCGATTTCGGGAAGACCTGCGAGCGCCAGGCATTGGCCACGCCGCGCGCGTTGCCGCCGAAGGCGCTGGTCACCTGCTGGCGGAGCTCGGCCTTCACCTGCTCCGTCTCCGCGCGGATCGCGCTCATCGCCGCACGTTCGCCCGCGCGCAGCTCGGCGGCGAGGATCTGGCGCAGGTCGCCGGCGATCGCTGCCACAAGCTTCATGGCGAGGAGGGCGGATCTCGCGGCGGGAGCTTGAGGCGATAGCGGATCAGCGCCACAGCGAGATCGTGCAGCGCGGCCTGGCCGAGGTAGCCGAACACGAAGGCGAACAGGAACCGGCCGTACTCGTTGAGCTCGATCAGCCCGCCCAGCGCATAGCCCGCGCTGCCCACCAGCGCGGCCGAGGGGAGCTCCCAGGCGAGGCACCAGCCGATGCGACGGCGCTCGGGGTGGTTCCACCGCACCAAGCCTCCCGCAAGGCCGGCCGCCGCACCGGCGGCGAGTTCCAGAAGGATGGTCCAGTGGCTCGGATTGTTCTGCGGCATGGAGGCCTTCTATCGCTGGCAGACCACGCGCCAGGCCGTGCCCGTCGCATCGCGCTCGGCGTGCTGGACGGTGAGGACGTCACTGCCCAGGGTGAAGCTGTCGCCGGCTGCGAGCGAAGGCAGCGTGGTGATGGCGACGGAGAGAATGTCCGTCGTGGCCAGGATCTCCGTCCCAAAGGCATCGGCGACCCGATCGGGCGAGGAGCGCAGCACGCGCAGCGGCACGGGAGGCCCGTTGCCTCCCGCGCGATAGATCGCCTCCACGGCAAGGTGCGGATCCGCGATCAGCGCGGCCATCGCGGCCTCGAAGGCGCTCACGCCCCCGAGGCCGGCACGCGGGCCAGCATCACCCGCACTGTGGGATCAGCGGCGAGGGCGGCGGCGGTCGCGATGCCCACCTGGAAGTTGCCCGTGGCGGTGGTGGTGAGGCGGCGGTTGGTGTTGTCCCAGAACAGCCGCGCCCCGGCCGTGACGGCCTGCCCCGGTTCCTTGGGCAGCTCGAACTCGCCGCGGGTCTCGCACTCGACGGTGTCGTTCTGCGCCGCGTCCGATGCGGCCACTCCGAAGAAGGCGCCGACCAGCATCCCCTGGCCGGAGAGGATGCCGCCGGCATAGGGCACGACCATGGGGATGGAGCGGGCGTCGGGACGGATGCAGTTGCGCATGGATGGGTCTCCTGAAACGCAGAAGGCGCCCCGAAGGACGCCCGCTGCATGGGGTTACGATGGAAGGGGAGAGCCGGGATCACGTCCCCGGGTTGAACCACGCCCCGCGCCAGTCGATGGCGCCGACGCCGAAGTCGAAGATCACGCTGACCTCGACGCCATCGACGCCCGAGACCGGGCCGGTGGTGACCTGCGGCCCCTCGGCCCCGTTCAGGTAGCCGTAGACGTAGACCGGCGACGCCAACGGATCGGAGAACAGATACCAGCGGTTGGCCGGGATCAGCGGCTCGACCAGCGGCTGCACGAAGCCCGCGAAGACGTTCGCGTTCGAGGTCTGCGTCGCCGCGACGCTGACGGTCAGCTGCCGCGCCGCGAGCTCCTGGTTCGGGCCGACCAGGAGCCGCATCGAGGAACCGATCGAGATGGGCAGCCCGTCAAGGGTCTTCTGGCGCATGATGGCGGCGCGGCCGGTGGCGAGCCCGCCGAGATCCAGCGCCGAGCCGGCACCCGCCTTGTTGGCGCGCGCCGCGCCGGTGCCGAACACCGCGGCGTTGCCGCTGGTCAGCGTCGGGCCATCGCCGCCCGCCGAGTTCAGCAGGCCGTAGGCGGTGGCGTTCTCGAACTCGGCGACGCGCCGGCCGATCGCCGCGGCGAAGTCGGTGAAGGCGCCGAGGTCGTCATTCACCAGCATCGGCCGCGTGACGCGGATGCGGCGCGCGAAGGTCTGCAGCAGCACGATCTCCTGGCTTTCGGACATGGTGCCGGCCTGGATCTCGCCGTTCTCCATGAGCGGCAGCAGCGTCGGGAAGTCGCCGACGCGCAGGTGGCGGTGCGGCTTGAAGTCGCGGAAGTCGCGCCGGAGGAAGATCTGCCGGTAGGTCGGCTGGGCGGGCTGGTAGGCGGCGAGCAGCATCTTGTTGGCGGCGGCCGAGAGCAGCGCCGGGAAGTCGGAGGTGGTGTGGAAGGCGCGCTCGGCGAGCAGCGTCGGGTTGCGCGGCGGGTTGCGATCGCCGCGCCGGGAGAGCAGCTCGCGCAGCATGTCGGAGGGTCGCCAGCCCAGGAACTCAGCGTGGCGGCCATTCCCCTGCGGCTGGTAGCCGGGCATGGAGCGCGCCGCGAGCGCCTCGGCCATGGCGTCGAGCAGCATGGCGGGGTCGTCGTGGCCGGGGCCGGTCTCCGGCCGCGCCGGCACGGAGGGCTTGGGCGCGGTCGTGACCAGGAGGTCGAACAGGGCGCGACGGACCTGGTCGGCGCTCCAGCCGCGCTCCACCGCCTCGCTGCGGATCGGCGGGATGCGGTCGGCGGGGACCAGGGCGCGGGCGGCCTCGATGGCGGCGTCGATGGCGGCGATGCGCTCGCGCTCCGCGCGCTGGGCCTCGGCACGCACGGCGTCGAGATCGGGCGCCGCAGCCCGGGTGGGTTCCGGCGCCGGGGCGCTGGGCGTGGTGGTCACGGTGGTCTCCTGGGGCGGGCTGGGCGGCGCAGACGGCGCCGGCGCGGCCGGGGTCTCCGGCGTCGTCTCGGGCATGATGGGTTCCTTGTCAGGCAGGGCGGGTTCGATCGCGACGGCGGGCGCGCCCTGCGGCGCCTCGCCTCGCACACTCGCGTCACGGTCGATCGGGACCGGGACGATGGAGATCTCGAAGGGCTCCCAATCCACGGCGCGGTGGACGGTCTCTCCGGTCGCGGCATCCGGCCGCGGCTCGTAGCGGTGCACCCGGTAGCCGACGCTGACCGCCCGCAGCGTGCCGTCGGCGATACGCTGCCAGACGGGCTCCACATCCGCCGCGGTGGAGAACTGCAGCGTCGCGTAGCCTCGCCCGCGCTCGAGGCGGGCGGCGATCACGCGGCCGAGCACGTCGCGGGCATCACCGCGCCGGTGGGTGTTCAGCACCGGGGCCTGGCCCGAGCGCAGCGCGTCCATGCGCACCGCATTCGGCGACATCTCCAGCTCCTCGGTGATCAGGCCGAGGGCGGGGACGAAGTTGCGGGCGCGCGCGCCGGTGGACCAGACCACCTCGACCGTGCGTGCGGCACGATCGACGGTGGCCGGGGCCGCCAGCGCACGCTGCGCCACGATCGGCACGGCATGAGTCTCCGGCGCGGCATCGCTGCCGCCCGGCTCGGTCGTCTCGGTCATGCTGGATTCCTGTTGGCCGCCGCTGTTACGGCGCGGCGTAGCCCTGCGCGTTGACGTAGACCTGCGCGCCGGTGGTCAGGCAGGCGACGTTCACCGCCGTCGCCGCCGACCCGCGCAGCGGGGTCGGAAAGACGATGTTCACCGGCGCGGCCATCGCCGCCGGCAGCATCTGCCGCCACATCACAGCCGATCCGTCCTTGATCACCACCTCCGTCGCCACCGTCGCGTGCGCGTTCCGCAGGTCGATGGAGGTGACGTGGTTCCGGATGCCGGCGGCGGCCGCGGCCTTCAGCACCACGTCCGCCGTGCCGGTGATCCCGCCCGCGGCGCCGGCGTACTGCCAGTCCGCCTCCGGGATCGAGAAGGGCTTGTTCACCAGCGCGCCGATCAGCGTCGCCAGCAGGTCGACCACTCTGCCGCTGGTCACCGCCGAGGGATTTGCTGACAGGCCCGTGGCCACCATCACTGGCACGGCGCCGTTCGTGTTGCGCGCCTGGCCGCCCACCGTCGTCAGCGTTGGCGCGCTCAGCACATTCACCCCGAGCCCCTGGCCCGCGACCGACTGGCCGCGGCCGGCGGTGATCTCGGTGGTGAGCTCAGCGTAGTCCGAGATGCTGACGAACTGCACCTTCACGTTGGTGCTCGACGCCGGTGCCAGGTTACGGCTGACCGAGGCCCAGCCGGTGTTGATGTAGGCGCCCGAAAACTCCGAGCCGACCAGATCGAAGTTGTTCGCGTCGATCACCGTGATGGTAAAGGTGCCATTCGCCCCGGGCACGCCGGAGACGTTCGTGACTGTCACCATGTCGCCTGTCGCGAAGCCATGCGCGGCGCGGGTGATCCGCACCAGGCCGGAGCCATTGTTGGCGACCGCCGAGATGCCGTTGACGAACTGCCGGTTCCGCACCCGGATCCGGAAGCGGTAGAGCGCATTCGGCTCCGGGATCTGCTGGTGGCGGACATAGGAGTTGGCGCGCGCCGCGGTGCTGTCGAGCTGCCGGCCGTGGAACCAGCACTCGTCATTGGTCGGCTCGATCTCCAGCACCGACCAGCCCGTTGGCGCCGTGGTCGGGATGGTCACGGCAGAAGCGGTGACGAGGCGCGGCGCGCCCTCGCTCTGCACCTCGTGGTTCGCCAGCGTCGGGCTGGTGCCGTCGAGACGCCAGGCGGCGGCGCTGCGGCCGTCCGGCTGGGCGGAGGTCGGATCGACCGAGACCAGCTCGAGCCAGACCGACTGGCCGGCGATGCGCTGGCTGAGGAGACCCCTGCGAAATGCGCCTGATCGGGTGATGTAGGCGTGGGGAAGG